TTGCCCGGACTTTCCTCTCGATATTCCCCGCCGAAGCAAGGAAACACGAGCGACAGACCACCATACTGTTTTATCGGCACAAAGATAACACTTTTTTTCCGAATCACCGACCAAACCGCCCCACTTTCCAATCAAAGAGGCCACATCCACCTCGCGAGCCGTCCGACAAAAGTGACTATGTTTTTCGCCAAAGTCAAACATACCCCACCATAGGCATCAGACATCTAATTTTTCAAAAAAGCGCGAATGGCTTTCAGCGGAATGCCCAAGTTGAAATTGTCGCTTCGAGCGTATTTAGCAAAATTCACAGCCACGAGTTCGCCCTTGGCATTAAGCACAGGACTGCCACTCGAACCTTGCACCGTGGCAATATCATACAGCACTCGTTCGCCGTCGGGCTGCTGAGTCACAGCACCCTTAGTGAGTTGCGAAAGAATGCCCTTTTTCGTATATCCCAATTCCACGCCAGCGTTGTAGCCAATCATATAAAGTGCATCGCCAATCGCCAAATTATCTTCTGCCTCAAACGGATTAAACACATAAGCACCCGATGGCGTAACTTCGTTGGTGAGTTTCAGCAATGCCAAATCCACTTCCTCTGCGCCAGCCGTGCGCACCACCCGACATGGGTGCCTCTTCAAGAATTCATTCTCGCTTTTCGGACTCGAACCCTCCAGCGCAATGCCCAACTCACACACAGGGTTGATTTCAATTCCACGTGGGTCTTTGATTTGCTCAAGCATTTCCACTGCATTTTGCGCCTCTTCGTATTCCTGCTCCATCTGCTTAGCGGCAGCCACGAGTTCTTGCAGGCGCTCTTCGTCGGTAGTCACCAAGTCGCCATATTCATCATATCCCACAATCGAATTTGCTTCTGCCTCGGTTTGCGCATAGGCATTGCGAAGTTCCTCCATATATGCGCCAGCACGCTGTTGCAAAGCCGACATGATGGCAGTAAAATTCTTCTTCACCAAATCCCTGTCGATTGGAGGCGAAGCCACATGCCTATTGGTAAGCAGTCCGCCCTTCTCGTCGATGAAGAACGCTGTACCGTAACTCACTGCCGGACACTTCTTCACTTCCTTCACATCTTCAGTAAAGTTCTGTATATTCCCGTCTTCGTCAAGTCCGGTAAAATACAGCGTGTAGCCAGTTGGCAGCTTCATCTCATAGTAATACTTATTAATCACCATCACCACACCCGACTTCTGCTCATCGTACAGCTGCTCCGGCTTCTTAGTGCAAGCACAAAGCAGCACCGCAGCCAACACACTCAAAAACAATATCTTTTTCATAATCAAAGTTTCTTTTCCGTAATTTAATGTATATTTCCCGTAATTCAAACACACAAATCAAAATACACATCCCACAAATTTAACAATTTTTCCCCACAAAATTCCCATTTTTTTGCGAAGAATAGAAATTCACTAATCCGTAATAAATGAATGTGAGGTACAGGAAAGGTTCATATTATTCGTGGGGAGAGGTCACCCAATCGATGCCTAACCAATCAGAAAGATTCACCGGTTGAATACGTCCACTCCCCTCTTGCCATACGAAAGCGAAGCCCTCATACTCCTTCGGCACACGCAACCTGGTGCCTGCTGCCGCCAGTTTGCTCCATTGCGGCCTGCCATAGTCATACGATTCTCGGTCAAGAATCACCTGCTTGTTCACATAGTCGAAACGATAAAACCCGCCACCCAGACACCAATCGTCGGGCCACAACAAATCGCGATGCAATTTCACATCGCCCATTCTCAAATATCCTTTACTCGTGATTACAAATTTCCAAGCCATACCCAATCATAATTATATCAGTAACAAAATTACAAAAAATCGCCCATTTTCTCACAAAAACCTCAAAACGCCCTTACTGCGCCCCATAGTTTGGGATTTTTGATAATATTTTATTTTCGCCACACCTCTTTGACTATCATTTAATTAACCGCTCAAACACGATTTCTATCTGAAAAAACAAAAATTTTTGTTACGGAAAAATTTGGTGGGTTAAATAAAAATGTCTAACTTTGCACCCGTCAAACGATAACACAGTCGCCAAATGACACTGGAGAGATGGCGGAGTGGTCGATCGCGGCGGTCTTGAAAACCGTTGAACTGAGAGGTTCCGGGGGTTCGAATCCCTCTCTCTCCGCAAAGTCAAGCCTAATCAACTGAAATTTAGTTGGTTAGGCTTAATAATTAAAAAGTCCGTGGACAGTACATGGACACCAAAAACGAACATGTATCAACCATCAGGAATATCAGCGACAACTTTAAGTATTAAAAATGCTTAAAAAGTTAAAGCAGATATGCCAAAAAAAAATTTGCCTACCGGGCGCAAATCCAATTGTCTTTCTTCTTTAATGCGCTTCTCTTGGCCGAAACTGCACAAGGGCAAGCGGTGGTTTGTTGATTTCTTTGCGTTTGATCCAGCGACTCAAACGATGCGAAGAAAGAAATACTTTATTCCCGAAAGCCTCAAACAAACCGAGAAGAGCAAGCGTGCGGCTGAAACAATCAAGACACTCACAGACAGGTTGCAAAAAGGATGGAATCCGTGGATTGCAGAGGGTGACAGCCGCGGCTTCACTGAGATTGACAAGGTTATTGACCGATATATAGATTATGTCGGCAAGTCCGACCGTGCCAAGACCAGGCACTCATACAGCTCGAGGGTGAATATCTTGAAGGAATATATCGCCTCGATGCCGATACCAATTCGGTACGTCTACCAGTACACGACCGAGTTTGTGTCGGGGTTCCTCGATTACATATATCTTGACAGAGATTGCGGAGCGAGGACCAGGAATAATTATCGAGGGTGGTGCAGTTCCTTCGCCGAGTGGCTTGTAGAGCGAAAATATATCGACGACAACCCTGTTTCAGTAATTCATAAAGTCAAGGAACAGCCAAAGAAAAGGAAAGACCTTTCCGACGAGATGCTTTTGCGTATGAAAGATCATCTCGGCGCAACCGACAAATTCTTCCTCTTGGCTTGTATGATGGAGTATTATACATTCATCAGACCGACTGAACTGAGCAACATCAAAATAAAGGACTTCTCGATAATGAAGCAGACAGTGTTCGTGTCGGGAGAGATTTCCAAAAACAAGAGAGACGACAATGTCGGGTTGAATGCCACCATCATAAAACTTATGCTGGATCTGCACGTCTTCGATTGCCCCGGCGAGTTCTATTTGTTCGGCAAAAACTTCAAGCCGTCAGAGAAGAGAGCTGGGCCAGACCAGTTCAACAAGCGATGGGTGAAGATGCGAGTCGCACTTGGATGGAGCGATGAATACCAGTTTTATTCGCTCAAGGATTCGGGCATCCGTGATTTGGCGAATGACGCAGGCATTGTGGTGGCTCGAGATCAAGCAAGGCACACAGATGTTTCCACCACAAACAAATATCTTCGTGGACACGACTCGACAGTCCACGAAGAAACAAAAGTTTTCAAGGGTAGCCTCGGCTAATCCTCGACGGGATAGAAAACGCCCTTTAATAACTGCGACATTCCCTGCTCGGTGAAAGTCGCGGTTATTTTTTCGCAAAGATATTTCTTACCGTTGACAAAGAACAAGGCACGGACATCGGGAATTGTGTCTGCCAAGAACTTGAAGTTCGTCTTTTGCTTTGGGTCAATCTTGTAGGCGAAATGACGGCTGACAATCTTGCGGTCGTTCAGACGCAGTGAAAAATGAGGAAGGAAGTAGTTGCTCCAATCGTCATTGATTACTATGTTTTCGACGTGTGGATATGGAGGTGTAGTCGCTCCGGCAGACATTGCACCGTCCCACCAACCGATATAAATGCGGTCGTAATACTCAGATTTCTTTGTAGACTCCCCGACAGCGAGCGATTGAGTCGGCAATGTTTGGGCGAAATAATTGTTGCGCTGTTCAAACCATTCGTCGCTTAATGGCTCGGGACCATCACGAAGCGAAGAATATGAAGTGCTTTCCTCATCATACCCACCAAACGACAGGAACAGGGCGAATCCAAAAGTGTCATCTGTGTAGTCGATGCAAGCAGGGACGAATTCGATTTCGTTCTGCTGCGCATCGTCGGAGTCATCAACGATTTTAGGGCCAAGAAGATTTACCGGCTGCAGCACGCATTTGTAAATCCATCGTTTTAATTTTTTTACGATACCCACATAGCCGTCCTGCACTCGGCTGACGGTACGGATGATGAAGTATGTGTCTACATCTGCGGCATACAGCAGACGGTTCATGTTGGAGTCTCGCATATTGTTTCCGTTCCACGATGCGAGCCATTTATTTTCCGAAAGCAACTGCGTAAGCGTATCATAATGCTTGGCGTTATTCTGCCATCCCTTAACGAACCAGTCGCAAGAATAATATTTCCACATCTGATGCGAGCAATCCTTATAAGCAAGGTTGACCGCTTCGACGTAGTTGCATCGGTCGTTCTCGACCTTGACCTCTGTCGAATGGTCTTCGACAACATTGTCGAGAGCCACCGGTCGTTTAGACCTGACAAGGTCCTGGGAGAAGGCGAATGAGATTGTCTTTCCCCTGTGGTCAATGTCAAACTCACATCCCAGCAAAAGCTCGAGCTTCGAGAAGTATTCCTCGACGGACCAGTGAGGCAAAGCAGCCGCATAGCCAGAAATGTCCCACGAATAAGGCAAAGCGTTGCAGATGAGCAAGAACTTATATTCTTCTTTCGCTTCCCAAGCGGAGAAGTCGTAGGAATAACCAACGGTTTCGCATATCTGCTTTGTGATATAAAGCAGATATGGCATCCACGACAGACCGTAAGTGCCCGAGTGCCATTTGAAGTATGATTTAGAAACTAAATTCCCTTGCTCGTCTTTCACCTCGGGCACGTATTCGGCGCAGTTCTGAATATTGCCCGATGCGTCATTCACCCATGGGAGAGCAACAGCGTTCTCTCCGAACTGCAAACCCTTCCAGGCGTTTGCCGGAGTGATGTCGACAGAGGTCGACGCAGGAGATCCGAGGTCAAGTTCGTTGATATAAATTTTGTCGAAGGACTTGTCGAAATTCTGTTCGGATCTGCCGTCGAGAAACTGAGTCTTGACTTCCGACTCGGTTATCTCGACAATGGTGACACAGCCGAACTTGCTAAAAGTCCGGTCTCTTATCTCGCAATCGAATATGAGTTTTTGAGCGAGAACATCCTTTCGGTTAACGTGTCCGAAAATCCTTTGGTTCTCTGGACAGTTCCGCAGCGGGAATGTGATAGTCAGCGTGTAGCCGTCTGCTCCACTGAACAGACGGTTTTCGCAGACATAATCGAATGATGTGCCTTGCTTCAGCACAGCCGGAAGGTTATGGATATAGATTTGCATCACTTCTTTGTTTTAGGTGATTTATTCTTCATCAGGCGTTCGTATTTTTCACGAGCCTGCTGCATACCATAGTCGCCGCTCTCGGAGTTAACCGTGACAAACGGCTCGTCGAGACGGTCATTGAGGCGAGTCACAGCATCAGCCATTCGCTGTGATGCACCGGCATTCACAAGGATGGATGCGGCTGCTCTGTCATCAGGATCAGCCGATATGGTGCGTGTTGCAGTAGCCGTGACATCGGAAGTGCGGAAAGATCCTATTGTGTTGGTTCTTTGCGCATAGTCGAGGGCTTCGATGAAGGGGCGAGTCGTAGGATTTTTTGTCAATCTCTGAGAAGCGACCCACTCCCCAGCGTGGACGATCCCGACGGGCTTGTCCTTATCGCCATCGGGAGTGAAGCCACCTTCGGAGTAGCCTTGGGCTTCGGATGCCTGCTGTTGTTTTTTGATGGCTGCAATCTGCAATGCACCTGCGGCCAGAGCCATGCCGGCAGCGATAGGTGCCAGCACCCATCCCGTAACGGGTATGGCAGCCGCAGAAGAATAAGCCGATATAGCGCCTTGCGCAGTCTGTGCAATCGCTTGTATCACTTGCATAGCGAACATCTTGCGGTTCGCTTCCTTTTTAGCCTTGGCGATTTCCTTTTCCTTATCCTTTTCGAGTTTGGCAACCTTGTAGGAATTGCCCTCGGCACGGGATATTTCGGCATCGTACCGCTTGTTAATGGCGGCAGTCTGTATCTCCAAATCGGCTTGCATCAGCGAAGAAAGCTGGGTAAATATCGCCGACATTCCCGAAACGAGAGTGTCGAGCGTGCCGGTCAAGGCTTTACCACCGTCGCCATTAAGCCATTCAATGGACTTTGCGATGCCTTTTTCCATTGCCTTGCGAGTGTCTTCCTCTGCAAGCAAGCCATATTTCTTCTGGAGAGCGAGTTTCGCTTTTTGAAACATTTCCTCGATATACAAGCGGTCTTCCATACTGTCTTCGGCGGCAGCCATTTCAGCATCATATATCTCCGTAAGCATAGCAAGGTCAGCCTCATATTTGGCTTGACGCTCCGAGGGAGTGTCGCCAAAATATTCAGACATCATCTTTTCATACTGCTTCTCGAGGCGTTCCCTTTCCTTTTGTTTCCTCTCCATTTGGGAGATTAGAAGATCCTGCAAACGGGCTTCCGCAGCAGCCCTCTCTGCGGTTCCCTCCTTGTGTATGGAAACAAGACGCTGCTGATGCTCGATTTCGAGTCGTTCCATCGCCTCGTCATACGTTGACTTAGAATATTCGCCATCGAGATAACGCTGTCTCGCGAGCGCCATTTCTTCGTCATAAAGGTTCTTTTCAAGGTCAATCGATTCGGCTGTCGACTGCTCTTCGAGTTTTTTGGCAGACTCTGCATAATCCGCTTCGAAGCCGAGCCTTTCCGTTGCGCTCAAATCGGTATGCTCCAACAACTTCCCATAATAGTCGACGGCTATTTGGTCCATTGTCTTTGTATAGGAGAGATAATCCTTTTTACCAGTGGCGTATGCAATTCGGTTCAAAGCCTCTTGCTGTTCTCTCCATTGCTTTTCAGCGGCAAACCTGTCGGGCTGGGTATTAGAGCCACCTGTGCCACCGCCGCCTGTGCCACCACCTGTGCCACCACCTGTGCCACCGCCGCCATCACCACCAGTTTCTTTAGGAGCCGTGGCCTCATCTCTCTGCAAAGCATCTCCATAATTATTCAAGATATATTCACGGCGACGACCGAGAGTGGCAATTTTGTTATCGACAGATTGAATTTCCCTATCAATGGCTGCTATTCTTTGTGAAGCCCCGGTCGTAGTTGCCGCTCCGCCACCGGCACCTGGTGCCGTGCCAGTAGTCGAGATGTTAGTTCCAGGGTGATATGATGCGGCATGCGTCACCAAAGCCTGTTCTCTCCCTCGTTCAACATTCAGGTCATCTTTCTGCACAAGGAGTTGAGCACGCTGCTTACCGATGTCTCTCAACACATCTTTGGCGCCTTCAAGTTCGTATTTTTTGCGCAAACTTTCGAGGTAAGCATCAAGTGCTTTCTTGTTAGCACGATACTTTCCGGTAGTTGCGTCAAGTTGGGCATTATAGTTAGGAATAATCGAATTAAGTTTCTGAATAGCCTGATGTCGTTCACCGAGCGACAGTTTCTCGTTTTGAGCAGCCTTAACCAAAAGGTCTATTTTAGTCTGCTCATCAACAAGTTTATCAGAAGCGTCTTGTCTGATTTTATTCAAATCCTTTTGCATCTGTGCGGCTTCTGACTGCTTGCGTATGAGCGTGGTGAGACCCACGACCACAGCCGTAATGGCAGCGATGGCGAATCCCCACGGATTGATTTTAAGCATTGCTGCCAACAACTTAATATCTTGGGTCAACCTGTGCGTATTACGGGAGCATAAAGCCAAAACAACGTTCCACGCTTGTTGAACCACCATCCAGCCATAAGTAGCACCTTTGACGATGGCAGTCCAAGCGGCTAACGATTTTGTCTTGATAACAGCAATATTAACAACCACATTATAGGCTGCAATAGCCACAGCTATTTCAACGAGTTGTACATAGTATTTGATTGTAAAGTCGATTAGCAACGACATAACTCTCATAATAGCCGAGGCCGAAGAAATGGCGTAACGCATAACCGGCAGGAGTTTCTGCCCGAGGGCAACGGCGAGTTCGTTAAATCTATTTTTCGCCTTATCGAGACCAGCCTGTACGGTATTGTTCTGCACATTAAACTCTTCGGTTACAGAAGTGGCTTCCTCGAAGGCTTGATTTGCGACCTCTTGCTGTGACCTTACCTCTTGGATATTTTCAGCCAAGGTTGCGAGAGCTGCGACGGCTCTCGCACCATTCTCGCCCATTTCCTTGAATATGGGGGCAGTGTCTTTAAGACCGCCTTTGGCGTTAAGCGTTTCGGACAGAACCATTAACGCCTCGTTTGCATCGGTTCTGACAAGTTCTGTGAAATATTGGATGTCAATGCCGGCGGCTTTCGCATACTTGGCAGGATCCTGATACATTCTCGTGATGACCTGCGAAATGGCTGTTGCCGATGCCTCGACCTGCTGACCTTTGGAGTCGAGAACAGCGGCAATACCCATAATCTGTTGCACAGTCATTCCTGCCTGCGCACCTACACCGCCCAATCGGCTTGCAAAATCTGCAAGATAAGGAGCCGAAGCGGCGCAGTTCTGCGACAGTTCGTTTATCACAGAGCCGACAGAAAGGAGAGCCTTTTCGGTCCCGAGGCGTTCCTCATCGCCAAAAATTTGAGTTAGTTTCGAGATTTGCAATGTAGCACCATCGCCGAGGTCGTCGAGGGCCACATTGATTTGGTCGGCAGCGCGAACGAAGCCGAGGACATCATCTTTCGATTGTTTGCCGAGACGGCCTGCCTCCTGGGCGAGCCGATTAAGTTCCTCTCTCGACGAGCGAGTGTCAATTTTCTTAAACTCCTCGTTCAGTTCCTCGACCTGCTCCGCAGTCATACCCGTAAACTTGCGGACATTCGCCATTTCCTGCTCCATTTCAGCGTAGGCATTGACGGCTTTTTTACCAGTCATCACAATACCGGTAAAGGCACCGAGAGCAGCGATGATAGTAGTCTGCCACGAGTTCATCAGCCTGGTAATCTTTTGCCAGCGTGTCTCGTGTGCGGCAAGTTCCGAATTAACCTGCGCAAGGACAGTCTTGACCTTGCGGATTTTCTCGGTCTGTTCGTCCCAGGCACGACTGCCTCGCTCGATGTTTTGAAGTTGTTTCTCCAACGAGCGGAGGGTCGCTTTCAGTTCTTTAGGTGTAGTCGTGTCGAGGCGATGCATAACATCATTGACGTTCTGCGTTGCATCTTGGACATTCTTTATTTCACGGCGGACTTTCTTAAGTTCCTTTTCCCATTTAGCGCAACTCGCCTTGTCTCCCTCCTTTGCCGCCTTGGCAATGGCGTCGCGAAGGTTTTCAGCACGTTGCTTAAGTCTTGCCAGTTGGTTCTCGGGTTGCTGACCATTGGCTACGAGGTCAATTCTCGCTGTAGAATTAAAATCGCTCATAATTGCTGAATTTTTCAGCAAAAATGAGCGTTATAAATCGATTATTAAAAGACAGGAAAAGGGTTACTTGGCTTTCTTTGCTTTGGATTTAGACGCACCAATCCCGCAAATTATAGCGGAAAGAGCGACAAAACCGACGAGCAGCCAATCGAGAGAGGACATTTCAGAAAAGACGATGCAGAGCAGAGCCAGCACCACGAAAAGCACAAATCCTATAAAAAGACCAATCAGTATCATAACCTATTATTATAACGCAAATTTAGGGACAATTATCGAAATATCCAAATTTTGACCTAAAAATCTGGAAATCAAAGGCTCGTCAGAAGAAAAATCGAGCCGTTTTTCACCAATTTTTAAGATTTTCCAGCCTTCGCACGGCAGTACGGCTGAAAATCAACATTTTAGGGGTTGCAAGGGGAAATTTTTCCCCTTGCTTCCGTCGGAAGACCCCCCGACCGCCCTGTGGCTTGCGACCGCCTCACCCCCTTTTACCCCTGCGGAATATGTTAACAAGTATTAATTTTCGTAAAGAGAGTGCGGTTTCGGCTGACCGACACCGACACCACCCTCCCCCTCGGCTCTGCGATGTGCGGTAAACACTCACCGTGAGATTGCAAAGGCTCCTGCCTCTGCAATGCACGGTACAACTCTATGGCACGCCGGGTATTGGCAAATCGGGTGTTGAGCGCAGTGCGTGCGGTGCGGGTCGATTCAGGCTGACAGTGTGATATGGAATCACTCCATCGAAGCCGACAGACGCAGGAAAAGCTCGAAGCGTGCAATTTACTTGTGCGCCTGGAGCTGTGTCGACCTCGACGGAGCAATGATGCCATGCAAATCACTCTGTTAGGCTGTGCGAACCGCACAGCCTAAGCCAAGCGATGTGAGTCCGATGCCAATGCCCAGCGTGGGGCGTGGGGTGGGCATATAAAAAAAACGGAAGCGCCCACCTGCAAGATGGGCGCCCCTTCCTATTTCCTCTTAAAGTAGGCAATGGCAGCCACAAGTATCAAGGCTGTCAGTATTGCCGTAACAAAGACCCACGTCAGGTCGGGAGGCTTCGCGACTGCTGTGGTGTCTGCCGTAGACGCAGCACTCTCTGAATTTTCAGTGTGTGCTGCCGAAACAGATGTGGACAGTGAATCATTCCTGGAATGAATCTCTGTACTACCCATGTTATCGAGTGCAGCCTTTTTAGCAGTGATATGGATATAGCCTTTTGGCATATCCTTATCTCTGCGTTTAGGCGTTTCGGGCTGATAGGCAGTATCAGCCGGAAGCACTCGGTCGGCTATGAAGGGATAATCATAGATCCACATATCGAGGGAGTCAAGCACCAGTCTCAGCGAGTTAGCCATAGTGGCATCATAAGAAGATGATGTCTGCGACTCGCTGACGCTCGCAGAGTCGCACATAGTGGATGATGCCTGGCTCACATTCTTTGTGGTGTGGCAAGATGCGGATAGAATCGTCAACGCAAAGACGATGACAATATGGGCGAGACTTGCTTTCACAGCGACTCCAAAAATTTAGTAAGACCTTCTACGATGGCCTCGGTAATCAATTCCCGACCCTCGTCAGAAGTAAGTAGAGCGAGGTCGGATTTGTTGTCATAGAACATTGCCTCAATCAGGATGGCAGGGCATTTGGTGTTATCACACATCGCAAGCGACTGTGGCCAGCAATGTTCTACCGGCACAAAACGATTACCTTGGAGGTTGCGCTTTGCTGCCGAGTCATAGACGAAGCGAGCGATGCGCTTTGATGTCTGCGAGGCTTTAAGTCCAACCATAACGCAGAAGCCCGAAGCATCGTGCCATTTACCATCGGCTCCGGCAGCATTCGAGTGAAAAGACACCGAAATGCAGTTGTGGGTGCCATACTTATCACAATACTTGTTGACCTCTTTGGTTCGCCAGTTGAGAGCAGCTTTGAGTTCTTTGCTCGTGCACATCTTGCCGGGAATAGACAAAGGCTCGTGTTTTTGAGTCCAAATCTCATCAACGAGGAAGCCTTTGTTGCGCATACGCGCAGCGACCTCCGTGCCAATCGAGCGATTCGACTCCCATTCATAGAATGAACGGTCAGGGCTACACTTGCCCGGGCAGTTGTTGCCGTGGCCGTAATCAAAAATCAAATGTTTTTCGTTTACCATAGAAATAAATTTTAAGATTTAGTGTTTTTGTCGTGGTCATTCATCAAGTCGTGTATGTATGACTTGAAGTCGGCGTAATACTTTGCACCGAGTACCGCCCCGACAAAGGTCAGGCATTCACCAAAGGCGATGAGCACCGAAGGGTGTATCTCGCCCATGGGCGGCATGATTAGGCCAGAAACGACCGTTAAGCAGCCTATGACCAGCACGATCATGGCCGCCCAAATTTGAACTTTGTGTTTGCTTCTTCTCTTGTCTTGTTCCATATTGATGAAATTTAAATTTGTCACAAAAATAAATTTCACATAGTGGACAAAAAAAAGACAAGATTTATTCCTGGTAAACCGGACGAATAAATTTTGCGGCGAACTTATGCTTTTTGAGTTTGCGCCGCAGGTTGTAGAGGGGATTATATTTGCGCTTGATGATGAGCTTTGCGAATCGGTCTTGGAAATACACATATTTGCCCCATGTGGGGATTATCAATTCCATGCAGATGCGCCGACGCACCTTGTAGCTTTGGTAGTGTACCATCATGCCGATGTAGGAGTTGACCGATGCCCGCAAGGGTTCAAGCAGGGCGAGCCGCCCTTGCTCATCGGTGGATGCAGCCTTGGCATTGAACTCCATGACTCGCTGAATGAATTTGCCGCGAGTTCGGTTTGCGATGTAGATGCGGCCAGGCTTCAGCACGGCGCCGACCATCTTGGTGCCCTTTGTGTAGTGCTGAAGATATATCTTGTCAGGGTGCAGGGTGATCAGCAGTTCATCTTTGAGGTACTGCTTCACTTCTGCGATGAGCTGCCTACCCTCTTCGAGGGAATGGACGAGCGTTCGCCAGTCGTCGACGAACAGGAGAAATTCAGGGTGCTTTTTGATGAACATCATCCAATACATAAACTGAGTGCCCTTGAAGTTGGCCCACAGTTGAGATGGTAGATTGCCTATCGGCAAGCCGTCCATGAAGAAAAGGCTTTTGCGCGGAGGAAGGGCGTCCCACATGCATTCGGGGCTTCGTCTGTAGTAGTTATCCTGGCACCGATGGAACAGTGTGCAGTGCATCATATAGAGGAGCGCGGCTTTGTCGTCGCCCTCATACTCGTCCATGATTAGCTGCTCGAGCAGCATCCACATGTGAGGCTTGTCGATGCTCATGAAGTAGTTGGCGAAGTCGCCCCCTACGATATAGCAATCTTGACGAGTATAATTTTCGGTAAAGTGGCGGATCATATCGTACATAGTTGTGACAGCCATAAGGCCGCCATAGCCCTTACGGCAGTTCATACTCATATCGCCGCTTTCCTTGATCCATTTCTCGATGACAGGCTGGAAGCGGTCAGCTTCCCAATGGTGGGCGACACGGTCGCGGAATGCGCCAGCCCACACTTCCCGAAGCACCGGGTATGTGACCATGAAGCACATCGATGCGTACGGCACGTAAGTTGCCGTTCGCATCTGTTCCCAGAGGTTGGCAAGGTCGCGAGCTGCGTGCCAACGGAACTTTATACATGAAGGGCTGGTTTTCTTGTTGCGTTCGCAACTAATCCAGGCCTCGATTACAGAAGAAAATGGTATGTCATAGACTACGGAGGTTATCGCGAGCGACGGCAAACCAGCAGCACCGGGGACGGGAGCCACGGCGCGGACTCTATATGTATTATTCTTATTGTTGTTGTTCACGTTGCCGTTGTTCATATTTACGTTCCAAGCATTGGCACTTTGATGTGGTCACTATTGCCTTTACCACCCTTGCGGATGGTGGGCCACCCGATATTCCCTTTGTAGTTGCTCGCTCCCACGCGCAAGAATTAAGATGGGCTATCGCCGCCGTGGGACTCTGGCTTTCGAGAGGAGCGCCTCCAGCCGACAGCTTGCTTCTCGATGTCGGCGACCTTCAGGAAGACGTCGGCGAGAAGGGCGGTGTCTGGCACCCACTTCGGAGGGAGCGGTCGGCCGTCCTGCGACTTTTGGCTTTCTTTACGTTTGAACTGCATCCCGTCTCGACATACCATTATGAGAGTCTTCATCACATCGAAAGTGATAAGGAATTTTTCGAGATGTTCTTGTCTGGCGCCTTGCTTTCGGTCTTCGTTGGCGTAATGTATGAGAGTGATGCATTCGAGCGCACGGTCGACGAGCTTATCGCCGACCACATATTTGTAAGTCTTATCAAAGCCGTTTCGCGCTGAGATGAGCAAGCGGAGCAGGTCATACATACTTTTGTAGATTTGTAAGTCCTCAGTAAGTGCCATTTAATGAACAATTGTTAAAAGATTTGCAAAGGTACGGATTTTTTTATGCAATTGCATAAAAAATATCGACCGGCTTCGCCGGAATAGAGCCGCCTCACGGCGGCGAAGTAACAAAGCCTGATGCACCGCTTTCAGCGGTGACACCAGGCTCTAAAGTGCAAAGTTTCAAAGGGTTTTATATCGCGAGCGACGGCAAACCAGCAGCACCGGGGACGGGAGACACGGCGCGGACTCTATACGTACTATACTTAGTGGAGTTGCTCACGTAGCCGGAGTTCATATATACGCACCAAGCACCGGTACTTGAATATTCTGTCGAGGACCAATACCAGTCCGACAAGAAGAGCTGATTGGAGCCGAAGAAATAGGTCAAGATTGTGTTTATTTGCGGGCGGTACTTGTAGAGCAGCCACAGCTGACCGATGGCGGGAAGCGACCACTTTGTGGGGTCTTCATAGCCGCCGTCCGCAAATGTCGAAGCCTTGTAGGCGCGAGCCCTTTCAGCCGCAGGGAAAGATTGACTGTTGGCGATGCCGTAAGCGGTGATCAGATCTGTATTGGCCTCGCCGTCGATGTCATTAATCTGTCCTGTGGTACCCTCGCCATAGTTGTAGAGGTTGCGCACGTCCGACGAAGTCGGACCCCAAGGCATGGATGTGGTGTCGGAGTCTGAAAGGACATTGTCCTTTGAGATGATGAATTGCTGGCGTTCGGCTCGGATTTGGATGCCGAGTTTTACGAGGCTGGCCTTTTCCGATGCCGACATTGCCTCCCACTCTTCCTGAGAGTAGGCATTGTATTCGCCGTTGGTCTTTCTGAGCGTTGCCACGCGAAGGTCGAGCAAGCCGCCGTCCCATTTCATGTACTTGGCGACATCGGCGAGCGGAGTGTCGGCAGTCACGGCAAAACCGTGGTTCTGCAGAACTTCGACGAGTTGGTCTTTGCTCTGCTTGAGCAACTGTGATTCTTCGAGTATGTTCATATTCTTGGTGGGTTAATGGTTAATCAATACAGATGGGGCGAACGGAGCCAGTAGTAGTTGGACTTTCTACCCAGGCAGAGCCAGTGTTAAAACTGAAGCGAAAAATATTATTGTTGTCATATTTACAGCACGACCAATGCTTTGTACGCTGGAGTTTGAAGTCGGCAGACCAAAGGACGGTAAAGGCTTCGTCGATTTCGTCGATGCATCGCCACATAATCATGAGGTGAGCCATCGTTGGCAAACACCATTGCGATGTATCATCCATTCCGTCACGAGCTTCTGAGAAAGCCTTGTAAGCCAAGGCAACTTCTGCTGCAGGCGCACCATTCACAGTACCCGTAACGCCCTCGAAATATTGGGCTATGAGGGTTGTTTCCTCATAGGCATCCAGATAGGAGTAGAGGTGGTTAGTGCCAGGAAAGTAGTGCAAGTCAGGGGTGTTGAGAGAAGTGCCCCACTCCTTGTTGTTGATAGTGTCGGGTGCGATAATGAATGAGGTTCCGAAGGCTCTCACCCTCACGCCACGGAGAAGGAAGCGGCCCTGTTCTGAGGCAGACAGGCTTTGCCACTCTGCGATAGAGAAGAAGAATTTTTTGTTGTCGCTTTTGCGGTTTGCAGCAGCGCACACATCGAGCAGACCGCTTCCCCACTGTTGGTACATGGGGAAGTCGGCTGCTCTGGCTGACTCGTCGAGGTGGAAGCCGAGCGAGTTCAGGGCTTCAACCTGGGCGCGTTTGTTTTTGCGGAGAAGGGTCACGCTTTGTTCTTTCGATGCCATAGTTATTGTTGATTAGTCGTTGATAATATCGTGGATTGAGCGGTTGGCTTCGGCTACGCGGGCCACATATTCCTCGTAGGTTTCGCCGTTGTAATAGAGAAGGTGGTCTCCGATGTTATCGAAGTTAACTTCGCCAACTTCCGGTGCACCGCTGTATGTGGCAGCGTTCACCTCGTCGATGCGGTCGATGTAGGCTTCGAGGCCGATGACTACAGTCAAGCCCTCGATGCCGTTGGTGATTGTAGCCACATCTTCGCTTGGCAAGAGTTTGGTCAGCGTATAGCGGCCATAGATTTCGGGCTTTCCGTTGCGGTTGTCAGCACCGCGGACACCGTCACGGATAAGCTTCAGCAGCACATAGCCGGTGCCTTGGAGGTCGATGTCGGTCAGTTTCACATACTGCAAGGAGTTTCCTTGCGTGTTCATGATATCCTCGAGAATCCTCACGCTGTCGAGGTTCGGGCACGAAGTGATCGAGACCGTCTGAATACGGCTGTAGCCGTCGAGCGTGAGGTCGCTGTATGTGATCCACTGGAAGCGGTCGAACAGCAGCTGCACGATTGTCCCGGGCAAGTGCATAGTGCGCACCACCGAGCCAACAGGGAGGTTGATAGCTGTGATGCATGAGCCTTGGGCGTAGACTTCTTCAAGCGCGGTACAGCCTTGGGCACCGATTGAAGAAGTCAGTGTGGGGCAGTTCACCACGTTGAGTTTCTTGAGCAACGGGTGAACACCGAGAGTGAGGAATGCGAGTTTACCGATGTAGCCCGCTGTCTCGTTGCCCACAATCAGCTCCTCGAGCATCTTGCAAGCCGTCACCTGCAAAGATGTAGGATAGAGAGTCGAGAGGTCGCCCAGATGGCTTATGCGGTCAGCCTGGTGCACATAGCACTCGGTATCGTTTGGACGAGATCCAGCTGGAGCCGTGAAGCGGAAGCTTTCGCCCTTGCGGAGGAAGCGCGACGAGTAGCCCGCATTGCCAGAGAAGCGGAAGCCGAAGTACCAGTCTTGGGCTGCGGTGACCGTAACAGCCACGTCGCTCGGCACAGACGAGTCGCCGTGGGTGTTAGCGCGGAGGTACACGTAGGATTCACGGTAAGAGCCGGTGCATCGCTTCGAGTTGAGATATGAGAAGCGTTCAAAGAGCATCCATTTGCGGTGAGCCTCACGCGAGCCTTGGGCGATATCGAGATAATTCTGCTGGGTGCCGCTGCCGTCCTCGCTCGCCACACCGAAGGAGTCGATGTATTTGAATTTGGAGTCGGCATTGTAGATGCTCTCGCTCCACATCTCGCTCTGCGTATTGTTGAACCAGTACAAGGCGCGGTCGTAGGTGAAGCCGCCCTGGCTCACCATGCGAGAGTAAAGCACAGCCTTTTCCGAGTCGAGGTTGCGTTCGATGAGATTCCACAGCGTGGAGCTCTCGCCGTTGAACACGAACTTGCCGAGGCGGTCCACCGAGTGGGGCTCGACATAGGGGCCGAACTGGTTTCGACCCTCGTTGTTGAGGCCGAGTATAGTATCGTTGTCGTAGAATATCGGGTAGCACAGGCCGTCGAAGAATACCCACATCATGTTCTTGGCACCTTGGTCGGCCATAAGCAGACCCTCACGGATCAGGTCGTAGGAAAGGAGTGCGTCTTTGTGGAAATACTGTTGGTATTCTGCCACGAAGCGAGCGTCCATAGCTGCTTTCTGCTGTTCGGTAAGACCCTCGGCCATGATGTTGAGCGATGCGAGCCAGTCGAGCACTCGCTTCAACTGCCTTGGTATGCGACCATGCGCATACTGCTTGTTGTTGTCGTCGTTGTCAGGATATCTGGGTTCGAAAGCACCGGCCCAATACGGAGCATATTTGCCCTGAGCGTCCGAAGGCAGCATATCATCGTCAAACCAGTCGGGGATATCATCGCCTCGCACCACCGAAGTGAAGTCGCTTGAGTGGAAGAGGCACATGGGATGTCCGTTGTTGGTGAACTCCCAGCACTCGCAGTTGTTTTCGACGAGATAGCCTTCGCCCACCTTTGCCAAGCCATCGGTGAAGGAAGATCCTGCAAGGTTCTTCCAAGCCTTAGCGTATGGATCCCACTGCCAGAGTTCGCCGCAGTCAGCCCATGACGAGGTGCTTTCGTTCCATTTGGCGAGATGGTTGTTGTCGAGCATATACATCAGCTCGCCATCGTCGGCGTTGGCGTATGCGTCGCCGTCGGCTTGCAGGTCGGCAAAACCGCCGTTGTAGACCAGGTAATCGTCGCGGTTGACCATTCCCTTGTTGTAGCCGTTGGTTTTCTCGAAGCCGTAAGTGTCTTGGGTCGATTTGTCATTGTTGAAATTGTACTTACCGATAAACACACGCGGAGCCGACTCCGATGCCTGGTGGAACATCAGGATAGGATGGCCGTAAACTGTGGTTCTCACAGTGCGGTCGACCATCTGCGGAGGTGTGAGGATGCCGCTGTTGACAAGCACCTCGTTGATAAAGTTGGCGGCGCCGGTGTTGTGTGTGCCGGAAGATTCGGCAAAGTCGGCTTTCAGGCAGAAGCATTTGACTGCTTTCTGCGCCACGGCGTTTCCGTTGCTGTCAACAGCACGGAGAGCGTACTTGGCCGATGAATGACCGCTTTGGCTGTAAATGATATCGACGAGGAACTTGAACTTCCAGTTCTTGCGAGGATAGTATTGCGACGATGTGCCCTGCACGTCGTTCTGAGCCTTGGCGCAAGTGAACGAAAATTCGGGGTGCTGTCGGTTCTCGTACACGATTTTGGTGTTTTTCTTCTTGTCACCCTTGTACGAGGGCAGATCGCCGATGAAGGTGATGCAGGGAATTTTCTGCACCGCCTTGTCATAGTCGATAGCACCTTCTGCCGAGTCGGCATTGATGATGTCGTTGGCTTCCAGTTTGCGGAACATCAGGTCGGTATCGTCGCAGTCGGCGATGTAGTTGTTGCACATCTGGCGCATCGACAGGGCGTTGTCATAGACGCGGATATTGTAGATGTCAAGCTCGCACGACGGATGGCCCATAGTGATGCCGACAGGGATATTCTGCACGAAGTAGTCGCTTGTGTCGTACTGTACCACGCCGGCATGCTTGCCGTCGAGGTACAAGTGGATGAAGCGGTTGCCGCTCACATCCTCGACAACAAAGCCGATGCGCATGCGCTCGTCTTGCTTAAACTTCGTGCTGACCTGCCGCATCAGAGCCGATGAGAAGTAAGCCTCGTGTGCTTTCACCTCGAAGCCAACTTTGCCAGCGAGGCAAGAGATAAGCGTAGCCTCGTCATCGTAGCAGTTACTCACCTTGAACTCGATTTCGATGGTCTTGCCAGTGTTCTTGCACTCAGACTCAAACGGCTTGTACGGTATGAGGCATCGTGCGCCTTTGGCAAGGTGCAGAGAGACGAGGCCGTTGGCATCGGCTTTCCAGCCGCTTTCGGTATCGAAGCCGCAGTCGGTGAAGATTGCTGTGGTTGTGTGGTGGTTCTCGTCGGTGAAGCTCCACACTCCGGCGTTGGTCGCGGCGTTGGTGCGACCAGACGATGATAGATGCAGAGCCAGGGCATCGGTCTCGGCATCGATCTGCACTTCGGCGGGGGTCACGTTCACGTTGACAGTCCTCGTCACGCTGCCGACCTTGAAGGCGAATTCTATGGTGCCGTGGCTCTTGGTGCGGTAGCTTACCGTTTGGCGTGAGCGGTCGACTCTTGCCATCTGGTATGTTGTGCCGTTGACCTTGATCTCCACGTCGGCATAGGTCGAGGTGGGGTCATATACGGCGTATGGAATAACGATTGTGGAGTACTGCTCGACAGACTGGTTGTCGCCGAACTCTGTGGCGATGATCACCCGGTCGTTGCCGTTGGCTACGACCATCAAATCGAAGTAGAGGTGATTCGACGCGAGGGTTACGCTGTCGGAGATTTCACGCTCGGCATACACCTCGAGACTGTGTGCGCCGTGCTGGAGCCTGTCGGTGGCTATGCTCTTCACGTTGGTCGCGCCAGATGTGGTGATGCTCTCCGGCGGCAGTGGGTTGCCGTCGAGTATGAAGTGCACCGTCTTGGTGCCTGAGCCTGTCACTACATAGCGGAAAGCCACCGGCGAGCCTTGCTCGGTAAGCGTGGCCAGCGCGTAGGGCGACGAGAGAGCCAGGGTCACCACCGTCGGGCGAATGAGAGCCGACTGTGCGATAACTCCGTCGTCGGCAGTAATCTTTATGCGCACGGTGTTTGAGCCGACAGCGAGACACGCACCGATGTCGAAACGCACGAGGCCCTGCGTCACATCTTGCTGCAGCACAGACGAGCCGTTGACGATTACCTCGGCGCGACCTCCGTACTGTGTATCTACGTTGGTGTTGATGTTGTAGTGGCGCCATACGAATTCCACGCTGTAGGGGTCGCCCTCTTTCAGCGTGTCGAGCATATTGCTTGCGATGGTTATTTCCACAGCGGTCGGGTTGGTATTGCCACCGCCGCCGCCCGACGGGAGAGTTACGACCGAGGCGGGATTGCCGTCGCCGTCAAGCAGTGACAGCTGCTGACCTTCGACCCTCAGCCCCGTTGGGATTGTTTGCTGCACTCGCTCGAGCTCAGAGACAACAGTCTTGTTGGCGATTGGGTTGCTCGACTCCTTGTTGAGCTGTTCGTCGACATCGACATGGTATTCGAGCAAGATGTTGCCGTCGCGGTCGGGGGTTGCAGGCTGGGCGCCGTTGAAGCTGATGCCCTTGACTTCGGGCACCCACTTGGTTTCGTCGGCCCAATCGGCGAGCAGTGAGCCCACGAACTGCCATGTCTGCCACACGTTGGCAGCAGACATGAAAGTAATCTTGCGTCCGCCGGTGCGCAGTTCATCGGGGACTGCCAGCGAAGCGGTCGCACGATTGTAATAGCCGTCTTCCTTGGGTGCGATCTCGTTTACATTGATGATGTTGCCCGTCGAAGAGCCGCCGCCACCAGTCTTCTTCCAAGCCTTTGGGTTGGGCCAACCGAGGGTGTGTGTGTTCCAGGTCCAGGTTTCCCAATCGTCTTCAGCGATGAAATGGATCACGATGCCAGGCACGCGCCAGCGTGTCGGCACGGCTGCTATGGCATTGGCAAGGGTGTAGAATTTGGAATTAGTGTTGAGGATTGCGTTCAGGTTCAGAAACAGCGTGCCTGTGGCGTAGCCCTCGAGGGTTGCCACACGAGGGCGCAAGTTTGCAATGGCCTCGGCGTTTGCCGCACCTTTGTCGCCGGCATACGCCGTATCTTCGTCCTCGCCGAGTATGGTGGCGGCTGACACCATTTCGAGAGTGCCGTCGTTGTAGCGGTACTGGCGTTTCGATGTCACATCGTAATATATCTTGTAGGAGTATGGCTCGCAACCGTCGAGTGTTGGAGAGCCAAACAAGTTGCGGTCACGCCAGTTGTTGTAGTAGTTGTAGGACTCGGCACCGACGATTTTCTGTGTCCCATTTTCAGAAAGCGGGGTCACAGTGGCGTGGCCTACGCCGAACACAAAGCGGTTGGTGTCGAGGTTGAACACTACGCGACAGCCGTCTTCGGTCGAGCTGAGTCCGTTGTTTTGCTGGGCTACGCTCAGGCCTGAGGCAAAGCCGTCGAACGGCACAATCGCAGTGCCGAATCCGTCCGGAAGATATTCCGACGATATTTTGCCGTGGTCGTCGAGCGGAGCGATGCCGTTTACGTCACCGATGCGAGCCACCAAGTTTTTAAGGTCTGTGGCCACGCGTAGTGCTTCCGTGACAGCGTTCTGCGCGGCAGTGAGTGCGTCAGAAGCGTCGGAGGCGGCTGCGTTTGCGGTTTCCTTAGCTGTGGTTGCGTCGCGCTTTGCGTCGGCGGCATTGGTGTTAGCTGTGCCAGCCACTGTGCCGGCATTGGTGGCTGCCGTCATTGCTTGGTCGGCGGTGGTTATCGCCTGAGCGGCATTGCGTGCAGCGTTGCGTGCGGTCGTGAGTGCCGACTGGATGTCTTTCGACATTCCCGAGGCATCAAGGCCGTCGATGTAATTAATTATTTGCTGAAGAATATAGCCCACGTTTTCGGGGGATATTGAATCCCTGGCCGATTCGTTACGCAGGGCTGTTATCAGCCTTCCGAGTTCAGATGATGTTATGTTGCTCATTGTCGTATGAGTTTAGTTGCCGTATCGATGTCGGAGAGAGCGGTCGTTGAAGATGTCGCTCACTATTCCGATGAATTCTTCTCCAATAGACTCGGCGAGGAAATCCTTGATGGCCATCACCGAGGCAAAATATTTCTTTGAGAACCAGGGGCGAGCCTCGCGCTCCTTGTCGTTGATGAGAGTGCCGTCTGCATTACGGTATCTCTCCTCGTTGCTGCTTCCCTTTCGTGGAGTCTCGCGCCCGGTGCCGTAGTTCTGCCACAAGCCGTATTCCGCAAATTCCTGACTCAGGCTTATCTCGACAAACCTGCCGTCAGCGTGGACAGGGAGAGCCACGGTAGAGCCGAGCAGGTGCCCGGTGTCGATGACATCGAGCAGGGTAATCTGCTCCTGCCATATCTTGATCATGGTCTCATTCCACGCCAAGACATATTTCTCACGGGAGGCAAGCGCCGAAGCCTCAGTCAATCCATTCGTCTCCATTGTACTGCAAATCAGTGTATGTGTTGAGGGCTATCTGAAAATATGCTCCAGCGCAACCGGTGAAGAAATAGCGGGGCATTTCAGTGAAGCGAATGCGAGAGTCGGGATAGATAAAGTTCTGCTCGAGGCGAGTCTTTTCCTGAATGAATTTGCTCATAAACTGACGGAAGATTTCACGCATCGTTTCCATACAGGCGGCGCGTGCCGTCATATCGTCGACCTTGTGGCGCATGGCGAGGAACACAGTCTTGACACGCCTGGTGTGCGGTGTGTTGTTGATGTCGGTCCAACCGTCAGAGACATCGCTGACGCAGATGAAAGCCGTGGTCTGCTGGGCGTTCTTGACAGCATCGACGAAGCCGTCAAGGCCCGAGACCTCGCAGAAGCGGAATTTTTTCGATTTAGCGAGACGGTTTTTCTCTGTCAGGCCACGAAAAAAAGTGGTTGCGTCCCAGTTGATATTTTTATTTTCCATACTTGCGTTTGATTTCATTGTATTCTTCAGCCTTTGCATCGAGTTCCCACATAGCGGTCCAAACGTCCATCTCCAAGACCTGTCGGCGCTTGGTGATATCTCCGCCTGTGAGGGCGCGGATCTGAGCGTTCATTGCGTTTTGCAGTTTTTGGGCGAGGGAAAGACCACCCTCGATGACGTTGTCGGTAGACATCGGAGTCAGGAAGTGGCAGAAAGTCCGTGAAAACAGCGACTTCACCGAAGCCCACCAATAGAAGACCGACATCTTTTCAGCCTGGTTGATGTTGATGCTCTCACAGTCATAGAGCAGCCTTGCCATCTCGACGAGCAAGGTGTGGTTTTGCTTTTCGAGATAACCCTGATAAAGATTGTCGCAGTAAAGATATTTCTCGAAAGAGAAATCTTGGAGTGTGGCGTTGACAGCGGAGGCACCTTTGATTTTCGAGATGCGCACCGGTGTATCGGGAAGTTCGTCAATCCAGTCGAGAATGTGGAGAGCAGCGGCTATCACACCCGGATGGATGTAGCCACGATTTTTCCCCTGGGAGATTTCCCAACCGTCGCCATATTGGTTGAAAACCTTAAGCCCCGTCCATCGGAAGAAGCAATAGGTCTTGATTTGTGTCGAACTCAGGTTGTCAGCCAATAGACCGTAGAGGTAATAAAGTTGGTTGTCGGTCAGTTCCTGCCAACTTTCGGGCAGATGCACCGAAACTTTGATGGATTTCATAAACGTATTTTTTAGAGTTAAAACCAATATCCGGATGCGCCCTTCTCGTTTTGGAATACGGGAGGGGTGAAAAGGTCGGCGGTAGCGGTGCCTTGCCATTCGGGATAATATTCGGGGCTGGTGCGTATCAGCTGCACGATGTCCGACATCGCCTGGGCGTTGTCGACATTGCCCTTTCCCTCCACGATCGACCGCACAAGATTCATGATACGAGTAGCCAGCATATCCTGGGGGAGCGTGGCCGATATGCGGCGCACCGACCTCAGGGCCGTCATCAGTTCGGGAGACACGGCTTTCACTGCAAGTTCAGCCTCCACGAGCAGCGCGTCGGAGCGGAACTTCAAGAACTTGTCGAAACCGCAGTTAGGCTCGACATCTTCGGGGTGCATAAACATCGACGATGTGAACTTTATGCCTTGCTGCGACTCTCGCCACGACTGGTCTCTCAGCAGCGCATCGAGCACAAGCGAGATTTGTGCGTCCCTCGACGAGAGAAGCGTCTGACGCAGCCTCTCGACACGCTCCTTGCTTGCAGGAGCCACGTTCGAGGTGCTTATGACACCGAATCCGTTCGGTGTCAGCACAAGGTCGAGACTCGGCACAGCCTTATATAAGGCATCTGCCACCACCGCAAAGGCAATGTGGCTGTATAGCGTGCCGTCTTCAGCGATGATATCGTCGATGGCGTCGCCGACGATTTCACCGACCATCCAGTCCTCCGAAGCGAGGAGCCAGGGTGTCAACTTCTCGAAGAAGGTAGACTCCCCCTCGCTTTCGGTGAAGTGGTTGGGGATATATTTTTTCAGGGTGGCGTTGTCAGTTATTATTTTCATTTTGTGAATCCGACTTTTTGGGTTTCGACTTTAACTTCCTTGGCATCTTTGTTCTCGTCGAGGGTGGTCAACTGTATAAAAGGGCATTCAGGATATGCACCTTTCCAGCCGTTGAACTTGATTACCATTCTATGAGGCAGAAACAGGATGTCGTGATAAGGCTTCTGCAAAGCCTGGGCGATGGTGTAGAGTTCGCGTTTGTCCGAGCCGCTATTGTTCGACTGGCTCTTGCCCGGCACCGAGCCGACAAGGTTGGAGTGAACGCGCAGGGCAAAGCACATTATGTTCACCGATTCCTGAATATCGCTTTCCCAGTCGCCGCCCTCCTTGTCAGTGTCGATTTTGTTGATTACGATATCGTGCTGCTCCTTGCCGTCGGGGGTGACATAGAAGGTCGAGAACCACACCTTGCCCGAGTTCACGACACCGGTCAGGAAGTCGAGGATTTCTTTCTTTGTAGCCACCACTTTCTCCTGACGCTTCTTGCGGTCAGTGATGCCCTCGCGCTTGAAGATGCCCTCGAAATATTTTTCGCTGATTTCGATATGGTATTTTATCGGGGCGGCATTCTGCAGTTTCGATTTCTTTGCCGTGGCTATTAGCCGCTTGATGTCGTACCATTTCGATTTGAAAAGCGAGGCATAGAACGGTATGGGATAATATGTCGAGTCGGGAGTCGGCACCTTGGTAAGGATAGCGAACTTGCGAGACGAGGTGCGCACCATCGTCTTGCCGTCGTCGCCCGGACATTTGCCCATACGCACCGCAAGGTCGCGCCAGGGCGATGTCGGGTTGAGCAGTTCTATGACTTCCACCTCCTTGCGCTCGGTCACGTTCTTGCGCCACTTACCGTATATCACATTTTCGATCACGCCGTCTTTGGCAGGAGAGAATCGGCAATAGCAGGCGTTTTTGCGGTAGATTGATGTGATTTTGTTTCCATCCTTGTTGAGGATGATGACCGACACCGCGAAAGCGTAGTGTTTAAGGTCCTGGCTTACGCCCATAAAGTAGGAAGCCATCGAGTTGTCGAGGAAGAAATCCTCAATGTCTTCCCTCACCTGCTCGGTGCAGTTCTCGGTATTGTACTGCAAGCCTGAGCCGTAGCACAGTTCCGAGACGAACTGCAGACAGGTGGTCATAGTCTCGTCGGCCTCGATGAGAGTCATAACCTTGTAGGGCATTTGGTTGTCAGCTCCCCAGGGCATATAACTCAGCGAGTCGTCGATGTCCACTGGCAGGATTTCGTCATCCTCACGGAACACGTTCTCCGTGTTCTGCGAGGTAAAGACTGCCCTTGAATTGAGATGGGGAATGTCCTGCACTCCCTCTATGAAGCAATATTCCATTGTCGCTGTTTTTTAGAGATAAACTTCCATATCGTTGATTCGGTAGATGCACACATCGCGCACAGTGCGGATCTGCCGGCTTTCGAGCAGTTTTATCTGTCTGGTGCCGCTGTATCGGTTTGAGCGCAGACCCACGCAGTTGCGCCAGCGCTCTATTTTGCCGCTTTTAGTCCATATGGTCAAATCCAGCGGCTTGCCTTCGTCAAGCAGCTTTCGCGCCGTGGTGATGTGAATTTTGCTTGCCATTATTTGAATGTCTTGTCGAATTGGCTCTTGAAGATGTCTGCGCTCGGCTGCTCTATAGGCAGGTGGTCGCGGTCATCGGCAAATCGCCATGTGAAAGTTATTTTGTTTACATTCCTGTCATCGTCACTGATGCTTACATCAGAGTCAGAAATAAGGATGAGGGGAAAGAGATCTTGATTGATTGTGTCTTGCCGAACGAGTCGAACACTGTGCGACAAAGTCAACTGCTCGAGCCATAGGGCTTCCTCGCGAGTCAGCGGTCCGGTTGTTATCTCGAAAGTTTTTTCGAGGCGAAAATCATAGTAACGAGCCATGTGTGAGGCCATCGCTTCACTCTTGGTAAGTTTGCTTTTTGCCGTGGTGGTGCCGTTGAAATGGGCGAAGTCTGAAGCATTGAAGCAGTTGCGGAACATCATCGAGATTTCCGTCTCTGCTTCGTCGAGGTAGTAACTTGCCACTCTCTCGCCGACGCTTACTGTCCATGCCACTATTTCATCGGGAGAGTTGGCTATCCCTGGATCTATATCGATGTTGCCCTCTAACTCAAGGGAGCTGACAAGATTCTTGATAAAAGCATGTCCTACGACTAAATAGCACACGCCTGTATCTTCCTGCTCTTGTATCTGTGAATTGAAGTCGATAGTGCGGTATATTTTACCATAGCGCAAAGTGACCTTATAATGCTCGGTAATATCCTCGCCCTCAAAAGCGAAGAATGGCAATGCTTCCCATGCTTGGCGTGTGGTACGACGAGCCGCAAGAGTGGTGAGGAAATGAGAGCGCACCCATTCTTGTGCCGGGGTTTCAATCCTTTTGGAACAGTAAACCACCGAGAAGTCTTTTTGCAGAGAGTCGTTACTGTCGCCGGTCAAAACCAAAGTAAAAGGCATATAACTCAATCCCACGGCATCCATTTCGTCTTCTATGATTTCCCGCAGGTCACAAATGGTGACGGAGCCACCGTATGCATATATTGATGTTTCAAAAACAGTTGCCCCATCGGATTGCAACTCGACATTCACCTTTTCGCTTGGTGTCGAAAAGGTGAGGTCGGGAAGTTCCGAAGAGAAAACCATATTTGCCAAAGAAGTAATGAGTGTCATTCTATCGTTGTTTTGCTCAAAATTACATCAGTTTCGACTCACGCCAAAAGACACAAAAGGCACCCCTTTCAGGATGCCTTACACACTATCGCCTTTTGTTTTCGGCTCAGAACTTGTACAAAAACATCTGATAAATCGAGATTCCTTGAGCCGAAAATCTTTCTTCGGCTATATCATTGGCGGTGCCCTCTGTCCACGCTTCTATTTCCTCTGTGTATTCTGCGCCATTGAAATCGAGTGCTACGGCTTGCCATATCGGTGCGCTTGGCTCAGCCACATAGGTGCGACGGCTTTCGAGGTATGCCATATGTGCATTATAGGCTTCTTCCACCGATGCGATGGCTTCGGCTGTGGGCTTTACGGCTTCGATGATTGACTCTTCCTCGATTGTGTCGAAAAGGCTTGGAGTAGAATTATTGAACTTGGAGGAGCGGAGGGATTTTTCACTCTTGCCCTCGGGGCGGATTGCCGAATGGAATGCTGATGTCATAAAAGAATGTTTCATATCTTCTGAATTTTTTTGTTAAACAATCATTGATCATGTTATCGCGTATGGGATTTTTACGAGCATTACCAAAGGGTGGCAAGAGAGTGAACACAAGGATTTCGAGCCGAAAATACAACCTGCAAAGTGTGGAGATTTTCTGCCGAAACCTGCTATGTCCTTGTGGAAATGAAAGCCGACGCCCTAACTTTGCTCAGTAAAAACCCGGGAGCGGTGACTGAAATCAATGATAAAAAATTCTGAAGGTGAAGACTCATCTCATCGGCATGGAGTTCGGACAGCAATCCGGCTGAGAGCAAGTCATAAAACGGAAGTTTCCAATCAAAAAAAAAGCGACTGCCCTCACGGGTGGTCGCTTCCTGTACCTATTGAAACGAATAGAACACATCAACCTACGCCGTTCACGCTGTAGGCAGTGGTATAATTCTGCGGGAATTTCTCGCACCCGATATAAAGGGTGTCGAAGGCATCGGTGCCGTCTGTACGGTGTTCGAGAAGGTCTTCCTCGGTCTCGGCCAGTTTCTCGCCTCCTTTGTCCTTGCGGAAGCCGTTTCTGCCTCGAACCACGCCGGCACTCTGAATTGCGAGGATTAGGTCGTCGTTGTTTTGGCGGTTGAGCATCGGCATCAACCGTTGCTGACCGGCAAAACCTCGGTTGATGAGAAGGTATTTCTCATCGTGGCGCATAGGCGCACCGAGATACACGCTCTCGACCGACCATCCACGCTTCTCAAATTCGTTTACGACTACCCAGTGGAAGTCCTGTTCGTTCACGGCAAAATTGCTTCCCAGGGCCGTCGCGTCGTAATAGAATATCACGGTCTTGTTGTTGTGGAAACGGTAGTAGTCGCAGAAATCGTTGACGAGTTCGCGCAGTTTGCGGTCGAATTTCACATAGAAACTCTTGATTATGTTGAGTCGGTCGCCCGACGGCTGTCCTGCCACAATCCAGTTGATATTTGCATTGTAGTCCATACCTATGCAAATGGGAGCCTCGCGGTTGACATCGGCATCCGCACGGCTGTCGAAAGTGGCAGGCACGTCTTCATAGCCGAGCGAGTCGAGATATTCGAAATCACTGGCGTTGTACTTGTGACGCTCGCGCATCGAGGAATAGAATCCGTCCTTGGCGATGCCGATACGCTGGCACAGGATAGAGGTCTGAAAGGTCAGCGGCGTAAGGTCGCGCTTCATTTGCTTGATGTAGTTTTCACCAAGCAGTTGCAGGTTTTCAATCGAGGAATATTCCCGATAGTAGACCGCCACAGAGCGCATCTTGTTGAGGTCGCGGTCAAGCCGACGGATATATCCTCGGATATAGTCCGGCACCGGCTTACCCTCTGAGCGGAGTTTCCGCACCTTTTCTTTCTGCTTCCAAATTTCATAGACGGTAGCTTCGATGGTGGCGATGAGTTCGGTGTCCATCTCATCCTTGTAGTGAAGGAACCAAGAGCCTTTCTTGGTCTGAGGCATATCCGACAGGATAAGCACCGAGTGGTTGAACGAGTGTCTGCCGAAATGGCTTTTGATACCGCCGTTGGCAGGGAAAGCCTCGTCCTTTAGTTTCTGAAAGTCGATGAACTTCGCTTCGTCGACAAGCAGCCACGAGAGCGTAAGCGAGTTGGCTGCGCCCGGTCGGTCCTGTGAGAGGATGATTGCCACGCTGCCGTTGTAGAAACTGATGACGTGCTCATATTCTTCAGGCTCGGTAATCGGAGCCTTGAACGATTTGGGAGGTTTACGACCCACCACATAGTGAACGCCCTTTATAAGCCCCCATCTCTTCCATGCCGCAAACAGTCCCGGCAGGGTGTTCGTCAAGCCGTGCTTGAAAGTCGGCACAACGATGCCGCCTGTGCTTCCGGGCATACGCTGCATATTGCGAAGCACGAAGGGTGCCGCGATGGAGTCGGTCTTGCCTGTGCGACGGCCGGCCACAATCACGGTGGTATGCGCCCCGACCAACTGTGCCAGTCGCTGGGGCGTGTTGAAATACATTTTTTTAGTCGGTTTCTTCATTGCTTGCTTCGCCAAATAATTCTTCTTCCTCGAGGTCGATTTCCTCGGCCTCGATATCCTCGATGTCGATGCTTTCAGCCCTATACTTGGCAATCATCGTGCGGATCTTCTCCTGAATGTTAGGAATAGGCTTGATGCCAAGCACCGTCGGGTCATCCGTTGCGGTGAAAGGCTGATATACAATATCGTCATACGGCATCACCTGCTCGTCCTCGAGGTCGACGCGATTGAGTTTGCCGTAGTCACGGGCCACCTGCCCCATAGTGCGAGTGTCCTTGCGCCGCTTCGCCATCGCAAAGGTCTCGAGCAACATTTCATTGGTGCGCCATCGGTGAAAGTCTCGGTTCGCCGACGAGAGCAGCGGAATGAGTTGCTTGATGATGCTCAAATCGCTGTATGCCGCGCTTTGGCTTATGCCGTAGTGCGACATCACTTCATCCACAAACTCGCGGTCGGTGGAGTCAGGATAACCGATTTTCCAAGTGTACATATCACGAAGCCGGAGCACACGGGCGACGGTGATTGCGTCGTACTTGTCTTCGAGTTCGTTGCGAGCCGTGAAAAGGTCACGGCGGCACACGTCTAAAGTTGCGGGCATTGGCATTATTCGTCGTCCTCCATATCAAGAAGTGCCTTGTGGCAGTTGTCGAGAGCCAGTGGCGAGCCGACACGGGCCAGCATCACCTCCTGCTTGCGCAGTTCGAGTTTGGTGCTGGTCTTGCCTCTTCGGTAAGCGTCGCGAGCCGGGCATCCGTGAGCGTTGATGTCGCGGCGCAGTTCGTGCTCAGGCACGTCGAGGATTACCGCCATGTCGGATATAGACATATAGAGAGAGGCAAGTTTCTCAATCTTCTGCAAGTCTTTGTCTGTATAAGTCATGTAAAGGCACTGAGTGGTTGGTTATCAAATCCTGCACCTGTGCGTGCAGCGTGTCGAAAATCTCTTTGTCGGTGGTGATGAAGGCACTCTCATAGCGATTGCCTCGGGTAAGGTTCTGCGAGGTGATCACGCTCACGGTGTCACCGGCGAGCGAGCGCACGAGCAGGAGTTTGGAGTGGTTGTCGGCAAGATATGTGCGGTCGATTACCTGTCTCAGGAACGACCACAACTTTATCGTCTTGTTGGTCGCCTTCAGGTCGAGCACAAGATTGAAGTCCGACACCAGTCCCGATTTCTCGATGAAGAAAAGCCGTCGCAGGAATTCTTCCGATATTGAGAAGGATGTCTGCCACACCTCCGACTTCCCCACCTGCGCAAGAATCCATTCAAGCACGTCGGCGACCTGCACCACGTTCGACAGGTAAGCCTGACAGGTAACGTGTAGCGGTCGCAGGACAGAGTCTATCGGCGTGCCTCGTTTCATAGGATGCCGAGGTCGGTCAGTTCCTTGGTAAGTTTAGGCGTCGGGGCGATGATGCCTGCATACCAGTCGCGGATCTGAGCGGCCAGTGTCTCGTTGGGGTTCTTGGCATACTTTCCCTTGTTGAGGTTGACGAGGCGGAGGTTTTTCTTGCTCTGCTCGCGAGCGTCCACGGCCATTGTCGAAACACCGGCGACAGGGTCGTAGGTGTCGTAAGCGTGCCAGTTTTCGTGATACTTTTTGTCGAGAGCGATGAGTTCCTTCAGGAAGGGGAATAGGTCGCTGTCGGGGCAGACCGTGCCGTCCTTTGTCTCGGAAAGGATTCGTAGGCGAGTCTGCACCTCTCGCATTTTGTGTAGGATGTCAAGATTTTCTACATAAAGAGTCTGGATTTCTTCGGGCAGCTGGTCGTGGTCGCCGCGCTTGCCACCCTTAAAGCCCTTGTCGGGATTTTTCTCTTTGAGTGAATATCGCTGCGAGATGGCTTCGGCTTGCTTCTTCAGTTCTACGACTTCCTCGTGGGTGAAGTCAGCCACACGGACGTTGTAGTATTTCCGAAGATTGTATGTGATATAATCAGCCTTGCGCTGCGGGTTTGCCGAGATGTTGCGGTACATTATGACATTGTGATTGAGCTGAAACAGCATTTCAGCACCGCGCTTGTAGTTTCTTTCGTTCTCGGGAGTGGCAAGCCATTCCCCGAGCTCCTTTGTGAATTGATGGTTCATAACTTGTTGTTGATGCCTGTTATAAACAGTACATTCTTTTCATGGAGAGTTAATAAATTTTTCATTGCAGCTAAAGTCTGTCCGGTGGTAACAAAGTCATCGAATACGATGATGTTGTGCTCGTCGGGCAGAACATTCAAAGAGAATACCGCTCCCACGCGCTGGCGGCTATGGCATAGAGCGACATCCTCGTAGAAAGGAATGTCGAGCAGTGTGGCTATGCGCTCGGAAATGAGAGTGGCAAAATTCTTGATTTTGTGCCGTCTTTTCGGAGTGGTGCATATAGCCCAGCCACCTTTTGCGAGTTGTGAGCCGAGGAGTTCAGCGACCAGCGGACTGATCTGCGAGGCAAAGAATTCAATCATCGACGGGTCGGATTTAATATCCGTGAGGGTCCTGCCGACGATTGATTTCTGCCACAGCGAGACAAACCACACGCCGCTGCGCTTTGTGAGTCGGACACGGCGTTCGAAGTCGCACCTCGCTTCGACCGACTTGTCCCACGATTTTCGCTCGTGCTCGGCGAAAATATCCTTTTCGGGAGCGGAAGAAAAAACATCGAGGGAATCCAAGTCGATTGCAGCAGATGAGACGTCATTCAAGAGCCCATCAAAACCGACTTGTCCCTCGATGTCACTCATGAGTACAGGTCATACGTGTTGGTTAGACCTCTGGCGTGGCGGTGCCGTCAGCCATGAAGGTGCCGTCCTCGGTTTCCACCTTGCCGCTGTAGAAAGGAGCGGGGGTGATGTCGGTGGCCTCCACATTGATTGTGGTTGAGGCGGTGCCGGTCGGGCCCTGTCCGAGATCCTGATTGACGGTGCTCTTGCTCTGATAGAGGTCGGAGCCGAGGACACGCCAGTTGCCGTCCATATCCTGGATTAGGAATACGTTGTCGCTGTTGTTGAGGTAGGCGGCGGCCGCGGTGGCTTCCTTGCCTACGCCAGGATGCACAGCCACGAGCTTGTTGAGCTGCGTCTGTGAAGGCTGCTCGCCCTGAGGCTCGCTTGTCAAGCCGGACTTGTCGACGATGACATCGATGTATTTCCACTTGGCATCTGCAGCGAGGGTGAAGTTGCCTGAATACTCGGCGCTTGTATAGCGGCCGTTTTCATCCTTGGGGCGTGTAGGCCATGCGAGGATGAACGACTTTGCGAGGTAGTAAAGGCGGCGACGGATGCCGGGGAGAACCGGCTTTCCGTCACACCAGCCAAGCGATTGCTGAAGGTTTGGGCAATTCATAGTCTGGATTCCTTTCTTTAAGAGTTATACACTATTGTATGAGTGGCTACATCGCTCTCCTTGCCGTCCTTGATGGCTTTGGCGCGGATTTCCTTGCCGTTGTTGGCAGAGGTGGCGGTGATAGCCGACGAGTAGGTATCCCACGAAGCACCGTCGATTGAATACTTCACGGTCTCTCCTGCACCTGCGGCGATAGCGATGCTATTCTGTGTCTGGGTGATTTTGGGAGCCTTTGGAGCGCCGTCATTGACTTTGATGGCCTTGAATCTTCGTGGGTCGATGCTCTCTATTTGCGTACCGAAGAACATAGCAGCCGACAGCGTCAGCTCGAACGGAGCGAAGCGGTCTACCTGAATACGGGTGATGTCGCCCATGTCGTCGTAGCCGTAAAGCATATTGTTCTTGTTGGTCACGATCATCAGGTCGTCAGGCTTACATGCGAGAGGAATGATAGTGAGGCGGTTGCTGGAGCCTTCGACGCTCACCTGGTTGTACTGCTTGTTGTAAACAAGGCCGGTGTGCGATGTGAGGTAAGCTTCGTTGTACATATCGGCGAAGTGCTGGCCGCAGTAGAGGAACAGGTCCTGACGGCGCAGCTTCGGGTTGAGGGAGTAAAGAATCTCCTTGGCGAGATCCACGGCGTTGACGTTGGTGACATCTTCATCGAGTCGGAGGAGGTTGTCCTTCTGTTCGCTGATGGAGCCCTCAGCCATTTCGCCTCGGATGATTGTTTCCCAGCCGTTGAAAAGGTCGTGGGTTGTGTCGCCCTCGGCATTGCGTACAGCGGTGAACAGCTCGTCGTGGAGGTGTTCGCCGAGAGAAGCCATTACTGTGGCAAGCACAAGTTTAGCCGATGGGGCATTCTTCTGGCCATCGCCGAGGAAGGGAGCGTTCTTGCCGAGTAGGGTTGTGATAACTTCGTTCGGTTCGAAATCTTCCACCACGTTGCCGAAGAATGTCTCGAGGATACGGTGAGCGATACGCAATGTATTGTCACTCTTGCGATTTTTTTTGTAAGGAGCGAACTGGGCGTTGCTCTCGGCAGTGCCTACGGCATGCTGGAAACGGATTCCGGGCAGACCGCGCATGTACTGAAGAGCATCTGCGCATTTGAAATATGGCATCAGAGCCAATTCCTTTGCGTAGGTGCGAGCAGCCAGTTGGTAGTCCTCAAGGGTAAATACTGTTTTCATTGCTTGAGATGTTAGCTGATTGCGTTAAACATTTCGCGGGCGCGTTGTGCGACTGCGTTGAAATCGTCCGGGTCGTTGTTTGCCGGCTTGCTCTCGTCGATGATATTTTTAGTATCGTCGGCGGGCTGTTTTTTTAAATTCTCGATCTGCTGATCCTTGGCTGTGATGTCAGCCTTAAGGTCGGCAATCTCCTTGTCCTTGTCGGCAAGGAGTTTTTCGATTGTGTCAGCCTGAGCCTCGGTGATTTCAGCCTTTCCGTCGTTGAACTTGAGGCTTTCGATGGTGAGGGCTGCACAGATAAGTGGTAAGATCTTTGCCATTGTGTTGATAATGTTTGTGGGTTGGTTATCGAATATTTGCGAGAAAGCGTCCTTGACGCGACGGAAGAAGCCTACTCTCTTGGCCTCAAAGCCCGGAGGCACAGGTATGCCGGCTTCTTCGAGAGAAGCGACGACAACATCGTTGATGACGGTGGTGTCCTCGACTTCCTCGTCGGTGATTTCATCGACAAAGCCCCATTCCTTGGCTTCCTTGGCAGAGAGCCATCCTCCTTCGCTCATAAGCTTCAGGAGCTGGTCTTTCGGTTTCTTGCAGCGAGCGGCATACATGCCGGCGATGTTCATATCGATTTTTTCAAGGTCGCGTTTCGACTTCTCCAGTCCGTCGATCATGCGCTGCATCTCGTCAGAGTTGCACTGCGCGAACTTGCACACGAACTGCGAACATTTATGCACCAGATACATCGCATTCGTGTCGATGCTGATATGCTTTGCGTTCATCGAAGCGATGGTGGCGGCCGAAGCGTTGTAGCCGACATAATGCACCTTCACGTTGCCGTGCATCTTGATGGCGGCAGCCACTGACATAGCAGTAGTGACCGAACCGCCGAGCGAGTCGATCACAATGGTAAGTTCCTTATCCTTATTTTTGTTGAGGAACCAGTCTACATAGTCGGCGTCAAAATCCCAGCCGCCCACGTAGCCTTTGAGTTTCAGGTCGTATTTTTGAGCCATATCTTGAAGATTTGGCTCAAAATTACGGCACTTAAACAATGTGTAAAAAGACTTATTTACCGAGTGAAACGAGCGATTTAAGGCTTTTGAGCGACACTTTCACAGTGTTTCCGGCACGCTGCCCTCCGCTTTCGCCCGTGTGACGAGTGATTTCGATGGTGGGATAAGGCGGCTCTGCCGCGCCCACGAGCCACGCCGAGCCATCGACGGTGACAATGAGAAAAGCCAAGCGCAATCGCGTAGGAATCTCATCGGTGGTATGGAATTGCAGTGTAGTTGTCTCAACTTCGCCGTGGTTGTCATATTCGTCAACAGATTGACAAGTGGCATCCGATTGGATGTCGAGCCAATGAATATCAGAGAGGACGCTAACAGGAACACCGGCGCGAGCCTTAAGCGGAATGTTCGGTGTGAGAAAGCTGCAAAGGACATATCCCACTTTGATTATACCAGGTAGAATCTGTGTCATTTCTTCTATTTTATTTTTGTGTTGTTTGTGCGCTTATTTCGCTGTTGTGTTGTTATTTATGCGTTGTGCGGTGGTGGTAATTTCGCGTAATAAAGTCGAAGCGATTTAACACAAATTTAACACTTTTTGTTTTGTACTTTCCTGCGGTGTGTTTTACGCTTCCGATAATACATCTGCCTGATGGTTTCCCAGTTTTTGGGGTCATCGCTGATGCCATGATTTTCCATCCACGAATAAATGAGGTCGGAGATGGGTGCGTCGACATTGTCGAGAGTGTGCAGCTCCTGCCACATCTCGCAACGGAAGCGCACATAGATATTTCTCTCGATAGTCTTCCTTGCCTTTGGCGGAAGGTAGTTGTAATATCGAGGGTCCTTGTCGCGGAAAGTCGGCAGGGCGATGACCACATTGGCATCGTCAGGTGCCACTTCCCCCGGACGCCCCGGCACAGGCGTTGTAAGAAAACGCTCCAAGAGGTCGCTTTCGCTGCTGCCTCTTGGCAAACTGATGGGGTTCGTTCCCCCGTTCTCGTGCACAAACCATTCGGCAAGGTATGGCTCGAGGTGAAGAAAAAGCTGAACTTGACTCATTGGCGGTTAGTTTTATTTCATCGTATTTGACTGTAAAGATACACAGAATTTTTGGAATAATTTAGCACTTAGGACATTAACACAAACATTTTGTGTATTTCTTTGCACGATTTGTTTGATTATATATTGTCTTGAAAATCGCAGAAAATTAGTACAAGAGTACGGGAATCTCACAACGCACTGATTTACAATGCAGTGCGAGCGTACTTTTAATTTCAAAAATAGTGCGCCGTACTAACGCACAGTACGTACGAAACCGCACTCGGCTCTGCCGAAAAAAGTACGGACTTAAATCGCTGATTTACATTTGCAAATCATAGGAGCGTACGAATGTACTTTTATTTTTCTTATATATATTCCCAAAAGAAAAAAAATAAAAGAATAGAATAACTACACGCATCGGCTACATGCTGACGAGTGGCCGGGAACCCTCCCGCACCCTCCGCTCGATGTCGTTGGCTGTACGGATGTACCACACTGTTTTCATACGGAAACAGGGGTAACAGGGGAAATGGCGTGCCAATGAGCGCAAAGCAAGCGTGCTTGCTTTGCCGAGTGCCGCCGACATTGCACGAAAGTGAATTTGGGTGGCACTCGGCAAAAAACACAAAGCAATGTGTAACAATACATTAAAGGACAATTATTAATTTTGCCCTGACAACAAAAAAAGGAGGGGGGGAAAGATACCTATGTTCTCTCCCCCTCCCGACTGTTGCAGAACTATCGGTGGTGATTACTCGTGTCTAAGGAATTTCGGCGAGGGTTGCATCAGCCACCCGAAGCGCCGAGGAAATTGCTTAACGGTCTTGTAACCGAGTCCTATCATTATCTTGGCGACGGTGTTCTTGTCGATCTCGACCATTTCGTCGAGTTCGAGAATGATGTCGTCGCTGGTCTTTACAAATGCCCCCTGGCTGTCGAGTGAGGGAGCCGGCATAAATTCCTCGAGGTATGAGATCAATACCTTCTCGAGGGCGTTGGGTTCACGCTTCTCCTGCTCTTCGCTGGAGTTATCAACCCCCTGTTGATAACCTTTCTTCTTTTCGCTCATTGCTGGTCCTCCTTTCTTCTGAGATTGCGTGTCTCCACATATTCGGCGAGCGCGTCGGAGAGCATCACAAGGTCTTCCTCGCGATCGATGAAGATACTGCCGACGGAAACACCGTTGAACTGCGCCTCGATGTCGTGGGCTTTCTCGCCGTCGTATGTCTGGCTACTGATAGCCACATGGAAAAGGTCGTCGTTCGACTGGAACGACACCACTCTTTTTGCGTCGATCGTTCTCATATCTTGTCCTCCTCGTATGTCATTTTAGTTATTTCGGGAATCATGGCCGCCATAAAAATAAAGGCGAAGATGGCGGTAAGGGCATCGTTCTCGAAAGCTGCGGAGAAGAAGCCGGCCAAGGCTGCGATGCTCCACACCCACACCAGGAGGGTGCCGTAACGGGCGACTGTGCGGCGGCTCCATGAGCGCACTGCGAGATTGAGGCGCAGCCATAGGCGGCGCACCTGCGACTTAGACACTGACTTGAACACGGATCTGTACAAGTTCGTTGTGAGGGTCAGATTACGGCTCTGAGGGGCCTCGAAAGTGATTGCTTTCATATCGTTAACCATTTAAGATTTGTTGGCAACAAAAAAAGCGGTTGCCGTTTACGCTGGTTAACGATAGTAGTAACTCCGAAGAGCACGAGTATCACGTAAAACGACAACCGTATAAGGTTGGATATATGTCGGGCAATAAAAAAAGCCCGATGATATGTGTCGAGCAATTACCGTTGCCCTGCGGAGCAGAATACTGCTATCGTTAACCGAGGGCGAAGTTACTGCTAATTTTTGAGATGACAAAATTTTGGGCGACAATTATTTTAGTCTGCGGTCAAATTGTCCTTGTTCACCTCGTCGGCGAGCGGTGCCAAATCAATAGACATTAATGGCGGAGTGCATATGGAAAGGATCACTTCGCCATATTGATTGTGCGAAAGGGCGAAGTCGCCCATCGTGATAATATCCATACCAATGAGCATATCGGCATCAACCATCCGCGCCTCGCATACTTCCACATTGTGGTAAATGTGGCCGTTGGGTATCTTGATAGCGATATTGTAAGTGTTGTAGTATTCAGAAGCGCCGTGCGGCGTCTTGACCTCCATCAATCTCTCCGGCACAAGTTTCAATGCCTCTGCGATCCGCCGTGAGATGCAGGTCATATTGCACCCCGTATCCCATTTGCCACGGCATTTTACACCATCCTCAGGCATCATCATCGCTTCTTCCGGAATGGCGTGACTGACATAGATGTCGGTGATTGCGCTCTGCGGATATTTGCCCAAACGCAGAGTGTATGCTTTGTATTTCATAGAG